AAATTATTCCTTTGGATTATCATCCTTAATTTTTTTAATGCGTGCTTTCCATGCATCAATGTCTTTGTATATCTCATCAAGCTGTTCTCCTATATCTCCATAAGAAATTTTACGAGTTGCTCTAATAGCTGCATTGTTTTCACTTTTAGTTGCATCACTATCTAATGCGTTTAATTGTGAGTCTGTTGGTTTTGTAAGACCATCGACATCCCAAACTTTAATATAAGCACCAGCTCCGTCATCTCTAACTTCAACTTTTTTAGCATCAAATTCGGTGTCAAAATTTTTACCATTAGCTTCCAAATATAATTGAACTTTTGTTCCAAAATTACTCATGATGATGTTCCTACTCTATAAATAAATAAATTAGATTGAAAAAAATCAGATACGCTACTGCCATTATTATGATAAATAAATAATTCAATATAATCATCTACAGCTAAATCAACTAAAGCATGAGCCATTACGCTTTGATGAGCAGTGGAAACAGCAGTCATTTCTCCAGTCAATGTTCCAACAGTACCTCCTATATCACTTCCATTTTTTGCAATAATAGCTATAAACCTGTTAGCGGCAAAATTACACCTTACTCCAGCAGTAATATAGTAAGTACCAGCTTTGGGAGCTACAAATCTATCATTAGTTGTGTCAAAGTTAGCACCTCTATCAATAACTTCAGTAGAAAGTTGTGCCTTAGTAGTAGTGTTATTTGCAATGGTTTGGCTACCAACTTGACCAGCAACTGCGATAATGTCTCCAGCAGCTACAGATGTAGATAATCCATCCATATCTAAAGATGTGCCACTTAATAATTCAAACTTGTTAGCTGTAATTTTTATATCGTCAGCTCCTGCAATCTTAATATCAATTTGATCGTCTGTATCTGCAGTGATTGTTGTATCTGCGTCTGCGTCTAGTGCGGCTTCAAGACCGTTTAAATCTAATAGTTGTACTTTTGTTTGTGTCATACTATGCGTCCTCCAATGCTTTTACTTTTGTCTCTAGTGTTTCTATTTTTGTAATCGCTGCTTGTAGTGCTTGAACTACATCAGGGAAAAACTTTAAGGGTGCAGACATTTGAAAAGAGGGTACAACTTTTGATGCTGACCAAGTACAGTTTGCATATTGTCCGTCTGCTTTTAATTCATTAAATTCTTCTTCAGTTATGCCTTCTTTTAAAGAATTACCATGTTCACTTATTATAGCATTTGTAACAGTTTTTGTTGCGTCTTTTGTTCCTGTAACTGCGTCTGGAAATACATCATCTAATTCATCTGCAATCCAACCTTTAACTCCTGTCGCATCTGTAAATTGTTCATCCCATGTTTGCACAGGTATAGATTTAATTTTATCATATCCACCTGTGTAAGCTGTTATATTCTTTTTTAATCTTCTATCAGAACCAGTGCCAAAAGAGGGAGAGCCTGAATCACTTGTTCCGTTTAATATATTACCTCTGCCTTGACCGCCTACTTCAAAACCAATCATTCTTGTACTAGAAGAATGAGTTTCATCTGGTTTAATAAGCTTTAATGCAGCAGTTGTATTTGTAGTTGCACTAGATGTTATGTCACAAGTTACAACATCACTGTCATTTCTTAGACGCATGACCTCTCCTAGTGTTCCTGCTGTGCCATCCGCTGTAGTTTGAAAAACAATTCTAGTTGGCATATCATCATCACCAGGAGTGCCATCTACTTGAAATAAAATTCTAGCACTATCAAGATAAGCTGTGCCATCATAAGCAGAAGAAATCAAACCACCTATTGTGTCACCAGAGTTTACAACACTAGGTGATGCAGTAGTTCCTCTTTGATGTGTAAAATTAATAGACCCTCCAAAAGTTGTAGCACTTTCTCTGATGGTTTTGATTTGACCAAATTGATTCATTTGAATTGTGTCTAAGCCAGCACATTTAAAGTCAATTTTATCATCTGTATCAGCAGTTATAGAGGTGTCTCCGTCTGCATCTAAAATTAATTCTGCTCCATTTAAATCTGTGGATGCTGCGTATGTTTTTATTCTTGATGCTGCTACTTTTCTAAGTGTGCCCCCTGCTCCATCGTCAACTAAAAATAAATCTGCGTCTGCAATTGCTGCTCCAATGTCTGTTTGTGATGTAAGTATGTTTGAAGTTAAACTTGCTGCTTCACCGATTGGTAACGCGCCACCCATATGAGTTGCGTAAATAACATCACCATCAGCTACAGCTGTGCCGACAATCGTTAGTGTAGTGCCTGACACAGTAAAGTTTGTCGTAGGCTTTTGTACAACGTTATTAATTACGACAAGAAGAGCTGATTCATCAAAAGGTTTTTTACTTAGTGTAAACGTCGTAGCACTACCGTCGCCAGTAAAACTGTCGGTGGTGAAACCTTGAAAACTATCAGCTGGTAATCCTTGTCCGATGTAGCTCATTAAACATCCTTGACGTTAGATAGCTGACTGCTTGTTTTTAAATCTGCATATGCTAGTTTAATTGGATTGTCTGTTGCATTAAGACTGTAGTCAGTTTTAAAATGATCCACATGACGATTGGATATGCGCATAGATTGTTCTTTATCTGCATCATCACGAGTGTCTTTATCTTTATAGATTAAAACATCATAGACTAACTTCCATGCATCGTTGCCGTCATTATCCGGCATATTCTTAACATACGCTTGAACCACTCTTACATAAACATCCGTGAGTGCTATACCTTCGTGTGTTGTCATATTTGCTGTTATTGCCATTGTTTTCTCCTTAACTTAATAGTTTAATATCATGCTTTTCAAGTATTGCATCTGCTTTATCTTTGCCCAATGCCTCTTTTGCCATCTCGTATACAGCCTCTGCCAATCTTTGGTGCTTTTCATACTGTTGCCAGATGGCACCGTTGTGTAACTTTTGAAATCCTGTAACATTAACAAATCCATTTGGCGTGCCATCATCGTCTCTGCCGATTAATTCTAAATCAGCAAGTTTTTCAATATTATATGAAATAAATTTATCAAACTTAGAATCTATGACGCCCTTACCATGAGATAAATCATAAGCACGAACTAAATGTGCATCTTCATATTCATCAAAAGTGCCGATATTACCAGAACCAGTTGATACATCTGCGTGAATATTACCAGCACCAGTAAATATTACTTTTGCAGAACCATCGTTTTGAAATGCACATAACATTTCAGAGCCAATACCGCCTACACTACCACTTGATGTTTTTCTTGCATCAACTTGAATATAAGCATTTGTATTACTTGCCACAGTTCCAGAACCAGCATCTGCAACTCCAAATAAAATAAGACCAGGGTCATCATCTGCTAAACCTAAAATTTGTAAGCCACCACCATTTGCACTATGTTTTTGAATTCTACCATAAGTGTCAGCTTCAACTTGACCTGTAAATCCATGCGAAATATCAGAAGATTTAAAAGTCATAATGGCAGTATCATTAGCACCTTGATTTAAAGTAATCCCACTTGTTCCAGCATCAGGAGATGTTTCTTGTCCTGTGCTTATGATTCCACCTGTGCTTATGTTTATATCTGCTGTGTCAGCACCAAAACCACAAGCTAATTTTAAATTACTACTGTCGGCAGAAAGTTGAAAGTCTGGTCTACTTGATCCACCTGTTCCAAAACCAATTTTAACATCATCCGCAAGATGCATTCCTGGACCAGTTGTAAAAGAAGGAGCAGAGTTAAAAAGGCCAATGGCATCTGCACTGCCATCGGCAAATAACGCATGCGTTTGTCCATTTGTTTCTATTCTAAAATCAACCGAATTACTTGATTCATTGATAGTAATTGCACCGTCTAAATCTACACCTGCTGCTGGTATTTTAGCTGCCATCTTACGTTATCTCCATTATTGATAACGCAACATCGAGAGATGACGCCGTGTCTGAAGTCACCCGTAATATGTCAGTCGTTTGTAAAACTAACTTGCCCCCTCCAAGAGTTTCTAGTGAACCTCCTGCAGGTATCGGTGCATTTGTTACTAGCTCAACGTTGCCGTTTGTTTCTGTATCTGATGTATCGGTTTCTACATGCACTGTTGCGTTGACGACTGACCCTGTTACGTTGCCTACAATCAATCCTAGAACAACCGTAGTCGTAGAACTTGGCACAGTGTAGACGGTTGTAATCGACGTTCCAACACCTGCTTTTGTTTTTACCTTAAATGTATTAGCCATTTATCTCTCCTTATCCTAGTGCAATAGCCAACGCTGTCACGTCATCGGCTGACGCAAACTGCTCACTGAGCACGCTGACGTCCATTCTTTTAATGGTTCCGCCATCACTTATTAATAACTCATCTGTCGTCGCAAGTCCAGATGTTAGAGCCGT